AATCCCTGAAAAGAGGAAAAGCCCGCCGCTTTAATTATGGATTATTTAACTTGCTGGTAACTTGCTGGTCAGTTGTCTTTGCTTGCCTGCTTGATAACCTGATCCGCGCCGGTCGCAGCCAGGCCGGAAACAATGCCCACGGCCAGCGCTGTCAATGGGTCGCCTGCCGGGAAGTCTGGCACGTTGATGTACATGGCGGCCAGACCCAGCAGGCCGCCAAGGGCGCCGCAAATGGACGGCAGCCACTTATTTGCCAGTGGGGTCTGCTTGACAGCCGTTGCGGCAAGGTAGCAGATAACGGTGATGCAGGCAACGGATGCGATGCCAAAAGATGCAAAATCCATGATGATTTCCTCCTATGTGTTTGTTGTGTAGGTGTTCAATCGTTTCTGATCGGCAGGGCCTTGGCGCGGATGTACAGCTCCGTACCTGTGCCGTTGCCGCCCAGGGCATGGTAGCTGCGGTAGAGGTATTCCAGATTCCTCATGGCGTCCGTGTCGATGCTGCCCTGCGCAAGGCAGCGGGAGCACTCGGCATACAGGCGGTCGTGCAGGATAGCCAGAAGTCCGGCCTTAATGGCTTTGCGCTCCTCTTCCTGCTCCTTCACCCGCTTGGCCAGGCGACGGTAGCCTGCCAGCAGTGCGGCGCAGATCAGGCCGAAGAGCCACTGCACCCAGTATCTGATGATCCAGTCCAGCACGGTCACTCCTCCACATACTCGGCCTTGTACAGCCCTGCGTCAATCAGCTGCAGCTCTGCGCACTTACGCATGATGTACCATGCGTCGCCGCTGGATACCGGCCCAACGTCCAGCATCCACTGGTTGCCATCCGCACAGGTTTCGCGGTACAGGCCCGCCGCGATCAGTCCCAGCCCATCGCACAGGGCGCGGATGGTTGCGCGGTCGCCGCTGGAGATACGGCCAATGGTGATTTGCTGCTTGTCCAGCTTGTTGGGGGTGGTATCCTCCGGTGTGGGCGCGGTGTGGCCCTGCAGGCCCGCCTGGATCATCAGCTGCTCATAATCCTTGTAGACGCGGTTGCAGTCCAGGCTGGTGCCGTAGCCGGGCACGCCCAGCGCGTTGCGGCTGGAATACTGCCAGATGCCATACGGCAGGGGGCAGGTGCATGTGCTGCCATACTGGGCAACCCAGATATCGTATTTGGACAGCGCCTTGTAGTCCAGGCAGTTGCGAATAAAATTGCAGCTAGCATACAGGATGCCGTAGTATCCAGCCGCCTCGACCTCGCCCAGGAACGCCGCCACCAGTGCCGTGCGCTGCGCATTGGTCAGGCGCAAAATGCACGGTTCATATTCAATGTCATAGGCCACCGGCAGGCACAGGTGCTTGCCCTTGATCGCGGCCAGGCAGCAGCGGGCCTCCTGGCGGGCTTCCGCCGGGGTACTGGCGTAGCTGTACCAGTACACGCCGTACTGGATGCCCAGCCGGGCACACTCCGCTGCGTTGCGCTCAAACTGCGGGTCAACCTGGCTGCTGTAACGGCCATACCCGGCGCGCAGCATGGCGTGGCGGATGCCCTTGCTGTAGGCTGCCTGCCAATCAAATTTGCCCTGGTGTTTCGATACGTCGATTGCATAATACATACGCTTCACTTCCTTTGTACTTGTGCTTTGTACGCTGCTGTAGCTGCCCAGCTTGACCGCACTGCTGGCCGTGCTAAAATCGTTGTCCAGCCAGTTCAGCGGGTTCGTGCGCTGGCCTTTCCAGCGCACCTCAAAATGCAGGTGTGCGCCGTAACAGTTGCCGGTATCGCCGCTGTAGCCGATCAGCTGACCCTCCTGCACCTGCTGACCCTGGGTCACGCAGAGCTTGCTCAGATGGGCATACAGGGTTTCGAGGGCTCCGTACTTGTAGGTCGTGTGGCGCAGCTTGACCATGTTGCCATAGCTGTTGATGTCCCCCTGGGTGCGCTTGCCGTTCCAGCGGTAGGCCGTCTCCACCATGCCACCCTCCGCAGCGTACACGGGCGTGCCCACCGCCGCGCGGAAATCCAGCGCCCGGTGCAGACTGCCGTCATTGTAGAGCCAGCCTGCGGTGATAATGTGCTGGGCCAGGGGCCAGTGAAGCAGAACGTCTTCGTTTGAAAGTCTCATGATTTGTTGTCCTTATTTTGTCCTCTTCCACATATTTACCGCCAGATAGGGCGGCATGTTGTTGTGGGCTTTCCCGGAACCGCCGGAGGCGACTGTTACGGTTTTGGATTCCCAGTTCGGAATACCCCAGCCGCCTGATTGCGTTTGAACATACGCATCCGCAGAGTTTCCGGTTTTGGAGCGTATTACGTTGCTTCCGTTCGTCACAGACAACGAATAATTCGGTAGCTCGCTTTGTGTAAGTTTATGGGTGATTTCACCCCCTGTACCACCTGCGGGATAACTGCTAGAAGCGCCAAGCAAAAAGCGTTCAGAAATTCTTTCCCAAGTACCGCCAAACAAAGTCGCCGGGCTTGTACTGCTTACGCTCATGTAAATGCTGCCAACCGGCCAGGCTGCAAGTTTTGCTTCCGCGATGGCCGCCTTCACCGCCGCCGGCGTTGCCGCAACACCACCATTGGTCGAACTCGTTGAACTGGTCGAATCACTTAATTTCACACCACCCAGGGTTGAGCTGGTAGCGGCAGGCAGCGTATAGGTACTGGAGGAGGCCGGTGTCATATAGATCTGGTTGCTGTTCAGCGTTCCTTCACGCTTAGCATTATTATACTGGGCTTGCGACAGGTAGTTGATCACCAGGCTGTCCAGCTTTGTATCAGTTGCCATAATCATATACCTCTCGTAACGACAGCGTTGATCGCCGTCAGTCCACTCGGCAGGCCGGAGAGCTTGCCGTTGCTGATGCTTAGGCTCAGACCGGTGCTGCTTGGGCCGCCGTACATGGCGCTCTTGTAGTACTTGTCGCCCGCAAACGCGATCAGGCTCGTAGTCTGCTGACCCCAGCCGCCGGAACTGGTCATGGTGCCGTAGCCCCAAATCTTGATTGCCCCGTCAGTACGCCTAAAACTAACGCTGGGGTTGGTGTCCGTAATGGCATAAGCCTCCACATTGTTATTGCCACTGCCGCCGGAACTCCCGCCGCCGGCATAAGTTCCTGTCACGCCAAAAATGCTCACACCGCTTTTGATGTTTTCGGCCACAAGGTTTGCATCACCTTTAATGGTTTGAGCACCACTTAAATACTGGCTTGCGGCAATCGTCTGGTTACTAGTCGATGGTGTATAAGTCGCAGCAGCTTTCTTGGTCACACCACTGCCCACATATGTAGTCGAAATAGCATTTACAGTCACCTGGCTCAATCCGCCGTATCCGCTGTCAGGTTTTACAGTCTGTGTTCTTTCACTTGGCGATACAGTTTTGCTTTGTAAACTCACACTTCCGCTTCCACCACTGCTGCTGCCCGTGTAAGTACCAGAAACTCCAAAAATACTCACACCACTTTTAATGTTGCCAGCAGTCAGGTTGTTGTCGCCTTTAATGGTTTGAGCACCACTTAAATACTGGCCGGATGCAATGTTCTGGTCACTCGTTCCTGGCGTATAAGTCGCAGCACTCTTTTTCGTTACGCCGCTTCCCACATAAGTTCTCGATACTGCATTTACTGTAACCTGGCTCAAACCGTCATAGCCATTGTCTGCCTTGATCGTCTGTGCGCTCTCACTGGGGCTAACCGTTTTGCTCTGCAAAACAGCGCCGCTGGCACCACCGGTCACAAAGCCGCCCTGCATGTCAACGGCATCGCTGCCTAAATACACACCCATGCAACTGTCACCACCTTCTGAGCGTAACGTTTGTCGCGCCAACGCTGGCTGCCGTTATGTCAATGGTTTTTGCGCTGCTGCCGTCCCATGCGCCCTGACTGGTTCCGTTCAGTTTGATGGTCAGGCTGTTATTTAGTTTTTCGGCGCTCGTTGCGGAGCCGCCTGCGTTGCTGGAACCGGCATAGTTTGTGGTTCCGGTGACTTTGTCCCCTGTGGAACTGTGGGCAATTACCCCTTTCGGCAGGTCGGCAGCCTGCACCGTATCGCCGGTCAGGTCGAGGACGACTTCATCATTGATAACAACCTTGTTTACGGCCATGCTCAGCCTCCGATCGTCAACGTCTGGCCGCCAGCCGCATTATCAACGTATGTGGCCGGGATCGCCTGCACAGTAACTTGGGACAGGCAGTTATACGCTTTGTCGGGCAGCACAACCTGCTGCTCAAAGGTCGGCGTAACGCTCTTGGCCTGCGGCTTCATACCTTCGCTGCCGCTCATAGAGCCTTTCACGCCCAGGACCGTAACGCCCTCGCGGATATTTGTGGGCACCAGCTTGGCCTGTTCGGTCGCTGCGATAGTCACTCCGCCCGCGCCATCATGAAAGCCCATGGGAATGGTGTACTTACCAGAAACGGTGCTGATTTCACCGTTGACTTCGCCGTTGTTGGGCATTGTGCCGGTCATTTTAGCGCCACGCGCGTAGAATGTTTTCCCGTTCAAAACCTCCGCCACAGCTGCGGTAGCATCGCTGGTATCCGCGTCTTTCGTGCTGGTACCGGTAATAGGGGCGCCGGACTTGTCGTGCGCTGTGATACCTTTTGCGAGCTTGTCCGGGGTAATGGTATCGGCAGTCAGGTCAAGCTTCGTTTCCTTGCCGATAACAACCTTGTTTACGTATTTATTGGGCATTGTAGTACTCCTCTCCTATAATCAGTGTGTAACCGTTGGAATCGTTGGTTACCTCGTACTGAGGTATCTTTTTGATTGTTATGTTCTGCTGCAATAGCCGCTTTGCGGTGGGCAGGGTCTGCGCCGAGAGCAACGGCGTGATGTCATATGGCCCTGCATACTCCGGCGCGCTAACCACTGCGGTGCCTGTAATGCGCACTGATACGGCGCTCTGTTGGGCCACTCGCACCTGGATCATGCACCATCAACCTCCTGGAATAAGGTCGGGCTCATTTTGAGCGCCAGAATCTCTGTCTGCGGCTGGTCAGTGCTGTCCCGCAACGTGATGCGGGTGTCCATGTACAATGTTTCGCCGCCCATGAATTTGTATGTCTCCGCCCGCGTCCAGGGGATAAGGATGATGTTCTGCCCCGCTTGCCGGGTGCAGTCATCCGGCCAGACGTTGGATTTAATGGCCGGGAAGCCTTTGCAGCTCTTCTGTTTGAACACAAATTCGATCCGGCTCACATCATCCAGATCCATCCCGATTTCCACGGGCAGCACAAATTGCGTTCCCTGTTTCATTCGTTTTTCTCCTAGTTCGGCAGCTTTTCTTCCTCTGTTTTCGGAGTTTCGATGTTTGCCGCCGCTGCTTCTTCGGCGGCCATGTTCTCCCGCACGGCGGCAAGCACGTTTTCCAGAACCAGCTCAGATACCGCAAAGGGGATTTTCGCTTCGTTGATCGCGGCAATAATCTTGCGCCTACACTCTTTGATGCGTTTGGTATCGGTCATGGTGTTCCCTCCTTAAAGCCGCGCGTTCACGGCATTTTTCAGCGTGGCAATGGCCGCCAGAACCTCTTCGTCAAGGGCCACAAAAGACCCCCGGTTGTTCTGGCTGGTGATGTTGCCATCACTGTCCAATTCGGTGTATGTGTAGCTCACGCGTTCGCCCTCAGCGGTCGTTACGATTGCCACGCCGGATAATTTCTTCATGCTAATTCCTCCGATTCATCCAATAGAATGTCTGCGGTTTCGTTCGCGCCGGTGTCCATAGCCAACAGGTCATCTGCGGCGGTGGTGCTTTCGTCCTGGGCGCGGGCGGCGGTGCTGGCGGCCAGATCAATGCCTGCCGGTTCGCCCGCGGGGTAGCTGCTGTCACTGCGGTCGGCATAGCTGCCCTCATAGCCGCGCTGGGCGGCCATGCAGAGCCATGCAAATTGCTGCCTCGGTGCGCCGTGTATAATGGCATACTGGCCGCAGTTTTCGGCCCACAGGTGGCCGGTTCCATCGCAATCCGTCAGCAGCCAGGCGGGCTGCCCGTACTGAGCGATGGTCTCCGCATAGTGCGGGTCAAGGGCAATCAGGCACCAGCCTTCGGGGCCGCACTGGCCCTTGCCCCAGTCCGCAAAGGTTGGCAGCGGCGTCTCAAATGCGGCCATTTTCAGCGCGCCGAAGCTGGTAGGCACCACGCGGGATTTGCTGCCCCAAACGGCCAGATTGTGTACATTCAGCTTGCCGGAGACACCCACCCGGGTCGTGTTAAAATCGGCGTCGCTGTCATCGCTGCGGTTGTAGGTGATCTGCATCCCAACGTAAGATGTCGGGTTGAGGCCGTCAACCCAGCCGTACTTGGCGTACTTGCTGCACGCCCCAATGTAGGAGCTGCCAGCCTCTGAGTACAGCACGCCGGTCAGGCCGATGCTGCCGGTGTTGATGGTGGCATACCATGCGATGTGCCGGTTGTCCAAAAATACACGCTCACCGGCCTCGGTGCCCATACGTATCCAAGCGTTGTCCAGGTCGTAGACGGTCGAATAGCCGCTGTTGTGTATCTGCCCCGTGGTAATGTTTCCGCCGTTGATGATCGTCTTGTCCTGGTTCCAGGTACTCAAATCCGAAAATGTCACCACGCCGGATAGGTTGATCTGTGCGCTGGTGATCTCTGTTCCGCCTGCCGTCAGCTTGATGGTGCTGCTGGTTCCGCTTGTGCTGGCCGTCAGCTTAATTTCGCTCACCGTCTGCTTGATCTCGGTTTTGGTTTCGCTGGCGGTCAGATAGTCGCCGGTGCTGGCCGTCCAGGCAGTGGGGGCGTTGCCCATCTGCACCATGGGGTGCATGATGGTCAGATCATTGGTAACGGTGGCGTTATCGTTCGCGGTACTCACAAACAGACCGTCTGCATAGCCGTCCGCGGTTGCCGTGAACGCCGCCCAGCGCAGCTTCCAGCCATTATCCAGCGCAATGTCCTGCTTCGCGTTTTTGAATGCACTGCCGTAGTAGGCTTTTGTTCCGCTGGTGGATTTGGTCTCGAACTGCAAAAACAGGCTGTCCGTGCCGGAATTGAGCTTGTACAGTACCGATGCACAATAGGTCATGCCCTTGGCAATCACCAGTGACTTATCCGCACCAAAGTGGAAGCGGGTGTTCCGCGCTTTATTGGTCACGCGAACAGATTCACCGGTGATCGTGTATGTTCCTTTTTTGCTCAGGTCATTGCCGCCTGCATCCAGTGTCGCATTGTTCCAGTCGTCGGTGCCCGCAATAATATTGTTGCCGCCGGTGATCCGCTGCGTTACCGTCTGGG